TGCCGCATCCGGGGCTATGCCCCGGCCGTAATGCAGCCCCCTGCCCGATTGGGCCGGGGCCGGTCCCAAGCCCGGAAAAATGCAGAGGGCGGAATTTTTTGAAGGGATGTGTACATAGTGGCAAGAAAGAAAGTGGCCAGCGAGCCAGTGCTGCGTGATTGGACGGCAGTGGATACGGCCTTGCGTGATCTGAAGGAGTGCCAGTACGCGCTTACAGAACTGGGCGTGGAGCTGGACCGCCGGATCGACGGCCTGAAGGACGACTACAATAAGAATGCACAGCCATTGCAGAACCGCATCAAGCGGCTGGAGGGTGACGTCAAGGAATATGTCGACGCGCACCGTGCAGAGCTGGACGGAAAAAGCCGGACGTTGGTATTCGGCAAGGTAGGATACCGCGCCTCCAGCAAGCTGATGCTGGCGCCTGCAAAAGTTACGGAAGCTATCGCCGCGCTGAAGGCTCTGGGCCGTAAGGAGCTGGTGAAAACCACGGAGACGCTGGACCGGGAGGCGCTGAAAAAGGAGCCGCCCGCGCTGCTGGAAAGCATCGGTGCATATATCCGCACGCGGGACGAATTTTACTACGACATCAGCGGCGAACAGCCGGAAGTGCAGTAAGGAAGGAGGAGCGGCCATGGGCGCTCTGGATATTGACAAAGGACAAGTCAAAAATATATATGCCCTCGCGGCAAAGCTGGGCATGGTGGACCGGAGCAGCCATGAGGACGCGCTGCACGAGCTGGTGCAGGGGCTGACAGGCAAGACGTCCGTCAAGGATCTGACACATTCTGAGGCGCTGGAGGTCCTCACGGAACTGCGCCGACGCGGCGCACCGGCCGCTCCAAAGAAAAAACGGGCGCGGAAATATGATGAAACACCGGGCGGCGTCAGCGCAGCGCAGCAGAAAAAAGTGTGGTACCTCATGTTTCAACTTGAAAAGTTCGACCCGGCACCGGAGGGCGTGCAGCTGCGTGACCGTCTGTGCGGCCTGATCACCAAGCAGTTCAAGGTAACGAGTTTCCCTGCTCAACCGTTCCGATTCCTCACTTTTGAGCAAGGCGGCGTACTGATTGAAGGGCTCAAAAGCCTGACACAGCGCAAAGAGCTGGAGTACCTGCACAGCGCCCGGTACCGCCGGGAACAGGAGGCGGCTTCCAATGCGCAATGAGCTGCTGAACCACCTACAGCTGGATGATTTAAAGGGTGAGGCTCACGAACTTGCGGAAACCATCGGTATGGACGCCTTCCGTCGGCTGGTGGATGTGTACGGCGGCACCGGCCGGGTGTATATCCCCCAAGCGGACACGCTGCTCATTCCCATCCGGGACAGGCTGATCCGGGAGGAATACAACGGATATAACGTGTACGAGCTTTGTAAAAATTGGGACCTGGGCGAAAGTATGGTCCGCACGATCATCCGGGACAAGATCCGGGAACTGCGGCAGGCTCCCATAGACGGCCAGGTCTCCCTGTTCGATGTTTCCGAAACTGAATAACGTTGCAATTTTTTGCTGCATTTTTGTGGTGGATGGTTGTTGTAAAGATAAGGTATGATTTACTCGTAGCAACGAGGGAATCATGCCTTTTTCTTTTTCCCTCGGCAAGGAGGAACGGCAATGACTTTTGATACAGGCACCTGGTGGCTCATCACGATCATCCTGACAGCGCTGCTGGGGTGTATCGGTGCATTGGTAAGCCGGTCCATTTTCAAGAGCCTGGACGAACATTCGTCCGATATCAAGGAAGTCCGCGAGAACTATACCACACGAAAAGACCACAAAACGGACATCGACGCCGTGCGCAGAGAGATGAAGGAGGTACGTTCTGAAATGCGTACAGAGATCCAGACTCTCAGCGAGGACATCAAGGAGGTCAAGGAGACCTGCCTGCGCAAGGACGTCTTTGAACATAACATGCTGCGTCTGGAAAATAAGATGGACGCGCTGACAAAATTTTTAATGGAGAGGAGAGACTGAGATGTTGGAAAACGATCTGCAGTCCCGTACAGAACTCACGAGCATGAGCTACGCCGCAGAAGTATTCCTGCGGATGGTGAATCTGTACAGGGGCACTTACTACAGGCTGCGCAATGCCGGCCCGATCCTCTCCGATGAAGAGCAGATTCCAAGGGCAGAGCTTCGCGCGGCGCTCGACTATCTGCAGGAGAGCGGATATATTGCGGTGCGGACCGTGAAAGATCACACGCCGGCGCATATATCGGACCTGCCTCTGGAGGATCTGGAGTGTAAGCTGCTGCCCAAGGGCACGCAGTTGATCGGCGGGCACATCAAGGACCCGCTGGTAAAGCCTTAAAGGAGGCGCCGGGATGCAGTTAAATGGAAAACGGAGCTACGGCAAGATCGCATCCCTGCCGCCGGAAGTCAGAAACGCCGTGGACAATATGATCTTGACGTGTACGGTGCGGCTGCCGGAGATCCAAGCATACATTGAGGAGCAGGCCGGAGTAGACGTCAGCACCAGCACTATCAGCCGGTACGGCAAGCGCCTGAGCGAAACATATCGGGATCTGACCATTGCTCAGGAAAATTTTGAGGCACTGCGCAAGGAACTGGAAAAATATCCGGAACAGGACAGCGCGGAGATCCTCACCCGCATCGCCAGCCATAAAATGATGGCGGCCCTTGTATCCAAATCCGATAAGGACTGGAATGAGATGCGGGCCGATAAACTTTTGAAAGAGATCAGCGGCCTGACACGCGCTATGGCGTACAAGCAGCGTGTGGATATCCAGAATAAGGATGTGGTGTCTGCCGCACTGGATGAAGTACAGGCGTCCGTGTTCTCCGCACTGGCGGACGAAAAGCCGGAGCTGTACAGACAAGTCGTCCAGTTTCTCGACAAGAAACGGAAAGAGGGGCTGTAGCATGGAATGGTATGTGCTGCAGGCTCTCACGGGTCGGGAACAGGACGCCAGGGCGGCGCTTGAACGTGCCGGGCTTGACGCCAGGGTGCCGACGGAACTCCGGCCGATCCACAGGCGGGGCCAATGGATCGAACAAGAGTACACGCTCCTGCCTGGCTATGTATTCGTTGGGATGGATTTTGAGCCCCGGCTGTACCGCGCAATCAAGGATGCGCCGGGAGCCATCCGGCTGCTGGGGCTGTTTGAAGAACACCCCACGCCGCTGCCGCAGGATGAGGCGGCACTGTGGGGCCTATGCGGTCCCCCTTCCGCTCTCATGCCAAGCGTCGTAGAGTTCGACGCCTACGGTACACCGCGGGTCATAGATGGCCCACTGACGGGACGTGAGGCTCAGATCGTGAAGATCGACCGTCATGCGCGCCGGGCGCGCGTACTGGTGGATACCGGAGACGAACGGCATCTGGTTCGGTTCGGTATCCGGCCTGCAGACGGTGATGCGCAGTGAATCGCAAAAAGGACTTGCGGCGTGATGCCGCACACAGACTCGCGGGCTACGGCCCAGAATATCCTCCGGAGCTGTGCCGGCGGTGCGTATGGGCGTCCGGCCAGGGTGACCGCAAGCTATGCCCGTTCCCCCGCTGCGTGGTGCGCAGCGGAGATATGAGGCTGAAGCCATAAGCTGTTGTTGAAAAGTTGAAACGGGCGTTAAAACTCGTTGAAAACTTTGGCGGCAGGATATTTAAATGCCGGGTTACAAAAAATTTAAAGCTGGCATTTAAACAGAACAAGAAAACCATGAAAGCAGCGGGGTGATTCGTCCCCCGCACGTGGCCGTGGCGGGTATAGAGGGGAAAAACCGGGCGGAAACGGCCGGATGGCGAAGCATGCCCGGTGAAAATTCACCCCTCTTGCCCGCCATGCCGCGGAATACCGTTTAAATTCTCCTGTATGCCATTTAAAACCGTTCAAAAGCTCCGGGCCGTCCATGCGGACACCTGGGGGCTTTTTTGCGTTACAGGCGAAATTTGGGGCCATACAGGAACCAGGAAGGAGATGCGTGGAATGAAACGTACTCAACAGAGCAGTGTAGACGCCCTTTTAAGAGCTGTCGAGGCAGCAAAAACGGAAAACCAGTACAACATTTTTAAGGATTTAAAGATGCTGCTGGAAGCGTACCCAAAAACGAGCAAGCGGGATTACCTGACACTGATCCGCGCACTGATGGATAAATACAGCGCAGGCGTCGGCGCAGAAATCAATGACGCCCTGATAAAGAAATGCATGGCTGGCGACGTCGAAGCGATTCGGCTATACAAGGACCTGCAAAAAGAGGATCAGACGGCCGGCGAGGAGGTGCAGATCATTGACGACATCAAGGTTAAGTGAATGCATGTCCCCTGCGTTCTACGAGCTGCACACGCAGATCAAGACGCAGTGGCCTCATACCGTCGTATGCAAGGGCGGCCGCGGCAGTACAAAATCCAGTTTCATGAGCGTGGAGTTCATCCTGTTCCTGCTGCAGCATCCGCAATGTCATGGCGTGGTGCTGCGCAAAATCGCCAATACACTGCGCAACAGCGTGTACGCGCAGATCCAATGGGCCATCGGCGCGCTGGGGCTGCAGAACAAGTTCCGGTGTACGGTGTCACCCATGGAGATCACATATCTGCCCACAGGCCAGAAGATCCTTTTCTTCGGCCTGGATAAGCCGGAAAAGCTCAAATCCATCAAGCTGCCGTTTGGGTACATCGGCGTCGACTGGTTTGAGGAGGCCGACCAGTTCGCCGGCGAAGCCGAGATTCGAAATGTCAAACAGTCCACACTGCGCGGCGGCGAGTTCGCCATGACGTTCCTGTCCTTTAACCCTCCGGCCGCGGCCCGCAACTGGGCCAACCGGTATGCGCGGGAAACGGAGCCGGGAAAGATCGTACACCACAGTACCTATCTTACCACACCGCGTGACTGGCTGGGCCAACGATTTTTCGATGATGCGGAATTTTTGAAGGAAACGAAGCCCACCTCTTACCGTCATGAGTATCTCGGCGAGGCCGTGGGCAACGGTACGCAGGTTTTCGACAACATCCGGCTGGAGCCCATCACGAAGGCGCAGATCAACTCTTTCGGAGAAATTACCTCGGGCGTGGACTGGGGCTGGTACCCGGACCCGTGGGCATTCAACCGCATGTCCTACGACGCCGCCCGGCGCGCGCTGTACATTTTCGATGAACTCACCCGGCGCAAGCTCAACAACTTTGAGACCGCGCGCCTGGTCCTGTCCCGCATCCCCGAAGGTGAGGACGTTATCGCTGATTCTGCGGAGAAAAAGAGCTGCGGCGATTACCGGGATATGGGCATCAACTGCTTTGACGCAGTCAAAAAGCCAGGCAGCGTGCGCACCAGTATCATGTGGCTGCAGGGCCTTGCCGCCATCGTGATCGACCCGGTGCGCTGCCCGGATACGGCGAAGGAATTCACGGAGTATGAATATGAGACCACAAAGGACGGCGATGTTACGTCCGCCTACCCGGACGCGGACAACCACCATATCGACGGCGTGCGATACGGTACAAACCGCATCTGGCTACGGGTGGGAACATGATGTGCCGTCTGCATGGATGGCTCGTCATGCGCTTTTTGCCGGTCTGGGCCAAGGAAACGATCCTTGAAGAAAACAAAAGGCTGCGCGCAGAGCTGGAACAGCAGCGTGCGGAAAACCGGGAGCTGCGCGCATATGCACGGGGCCTGGAGGAAGGCCTTTCCGCGCTGCACGGCATGAGGCTCAACATCACACTGGAAGGAGGCGGA